ACCTGTTCCATTGTAAGCGATAAAAAATCTATCGGCTGTATATGCTCCATTTGCAGGGTCAGTAAAAGACGTTCCTCGCTGCCAAATGCCAAAATCACCATTTATGATTTTGTTTTTACCAGCCGCATAATTACCCTGCCAGCGAAGGCCTGTGCTAGCGGCAGAATCCGCGACAAGTGTGTCACCATTTGAGCCGACTGCTAAGCGAGCGGGTGTATCAGCTGCGGTTGCGGTGATTATATCACCTTTAGCATCTACGATAGTGTTTTGAATAGCATTTGGATCATCTGAGCTAACCCAGTTAGACCCATCATAAACCTCAACAGCATTAGTATCTTTGAGGTATGAAATCATACCCTCTGACACTACGCCGGTTAATGCTGTGGTACGTGCTGCCGCATCGGCAAACACCATCACAGTTTGTTCCATTAAATACGTGTTTACCTGAGCTGCGGTTAATACATCACCTGTATTAAACAGCTTATAACCTGCACCTGCCATTTTTTCTCCTTAGTAGCTCAGCACGTCTGAGTCAAGTATACCTGAAATGCTTGAATCTAACACGAAGCCAGCCAATAAAGGCTCGCTCGTAAATAGTGTGGTCATCCAGCTTGTTTTTGTAATATCTTGGTGAATAGCGTTTACAAGGCTAGGCTGTGTAACGCTGCTAGATCCGGGCATAGTCTTAATGACTAGCACACCATCTAGTAGCTCAATGTCTACCCCTGCTAAAGGCTTATTAGGGTTAATATCATCGTAAAGGTTTAACTGGATGCTATCTATGCGCACCTCAGGGTCTTTACGGGTGGCTAGGATGCCCTGAGCCTGATTGAGTGCCTCAGCATCGGTTTGAACCAGTATGCCTTCACGTGTGCCTGAGTGTAGGAAAAACTTATCAATAGATGCCTGATCGAAGGCGTTCTGAGCTGTGCCGTTAAGCCTGGTTATTGTTACGTCATTGATTAGGTTTGTATCGTCAAACTCTACTTTAGCGTTGGTATAGCTGATATTTGTGCCGTCATCGCTAAAGGTATAGGCAGCGGTAGCAGGTATGGTAATTAAATTGTTACGGCTGACAAAATCTACCCTGCCTTCAGCATCAATAAAGATACCGCCAAACTCGCTGTTTTCTACTGTCTGTAAAGCCTCTAAAGCGTTCCTAGACGTGCCAGGGTCGGCTTGTAAGGTGGTATCACCGGTATCAACATTTCGAAGGCTTACAGGCCAATCTACGGCATCTAGAAGGGCATCTACGCGAGCCCCTGAGAGCTGTCCGGCAGGTGCGCCGGAAACTGTGCTAATTGCGCTACCGGCTAGTAACTTAAAGCCATCTACGCATTGAAGGGTTACTGTGCTTAAATCCTCGTTGCCTTGTCTGAAGCCTGTGTCATAGTTAGTGATAAACCCTGAGTAAAGGTAATAATCAACACCCAGATAGGTAGCGTAAATAATTATCTGCCGTAGAGGCACAAGGTTAGGGTAGTAAGCACCTGCCGGGTTCATCGGGTTCCAGTCACCATTTTGATCGTACAAAACGACAGTAGCCGTGCCTGGTTCAAACTTGCTAGTAATGCGGTTACGGCCTCTGCGTATTGCTACGCGGGTAACTAAGTCAGTAACCTCAACAGGTAGAGTGCCTGAGCCTAAGCGGTTAGTATCTAGGATGCCTTCAGTCAGGCTATCTAAAATGAGCGGGTTAGTTTCAAAGGCTGTGTCGCTATCGAAATCGACAAACACTCGTAACGTAGGTGCTGGCATTAGATAGCGGTGCTGCTATACAGCAGACCCTTTCCAGTCTTTTGGTAGGTGTACTGAACGTCTGTAATGACTTCAGCTAAATCCTCAGCTGCTATTACTGAACCTTCGACTACTACATTAATCTCAACGGGCGCAGTAGCAATAGACTCAGCTAAGAATTGATCTGCCAGCATTAACTCGGCATCGGCTAAAGCAGAAATAGCATCAGCGTGAGTTTCAACCGCTGCAATAGCGACAGGATCGCCAGCCTTAAATAACTCTACAATCTCATCACTTAGCGACATGCCAGAGATTGCCGCAGCCTGGCTCGTAGTATTGGCGGCCTGTCCGTTTATATAAACGTTATTGGCGTTTACGCTCATACTCTCAAGCTTAGTAACAGTCATCTTTTCTTGATCTAGGCGTAACCCTTTTTCAGCAAACAAGGTTTCAATAGGTATTTTAATGTTAAGGGTTTTGAGTAGCTCTTGAATACGCTTGATTGTGCCAGGCCAATCAGCAAACGGATCATCTACCATCTCATCTAGGCTATCAAGCAAAGTAGCCAATTCTTGAGCAGCTGCCTCAGCTTTGATTAACTGACCTTCTAGGATAATGGCGCGCTTTACATCCTCATCTAGAATAGCTTGCATAAGCTCTAGGCGCAGACGTTCAACGTCATTGATTTGACCACTTAAGGCGGCCGCTATTTGTATGCGTTCCATATCAAAACGCTTAGCAATATCGCCTAATACGCCTTCCTCTTTTTTCTTTTTGTTTAATTCTTGCTGTGCCTTAACTTGCTTTTTGGTTAGGGCTAGTAATTCCTTAGCACGCTTAGCGGCCTCTGCTTCAGCCTTTTTACGAGCAGCTTCCTCTTTGGCTGCGCCTTGACCTGCACCCGGAAAGAATAGCGGTTTATTCTTACGGCCTAATTCTTGTGCTGCTAATAGTGGATTACCACCAAACTGCAACATGGCAGCTGCAAAGTCTTTAATAGTGCTGCCAAAGTTTTCAAAGGTAAAAAATGTTCTAGTTAGTTGGCCTACGCCTCTAATTACGTTAGCCACGCTGTTGCCAAAGGCATCCATAGCACTAACGCCGCCGCCTATGCCTTGCTCACCTGAAAGTAACTGAAAAGCATCTACTAAACCTTCGCCAATGGTTTCCTGCATATTGGCATAAGCCACGTTCAGTACTGAAACCTTACCCGCGTAAGTTTCTAAGTATGCAGCGTTCTGTCCAGCGAATTGTTTATTTAGGTATGCCTGAAGCTCTGCAAAGTTTTTTGTGCGTAATTCTACCTGAGATAGTCCGGTGTTGTACTTAGATAAACTGCGCGCCTGTCCGATATAAGCCTTAGACAAATCTTGTGCGACAGTTGCCACGTCTATGCCTGAAGCCCGTGACATGTCTAGGGCTAAAGCCATAAGCTCTTGTGATTTGGTTACTGATCCAGTAGTCATTAACAATGACTGCATGGCTGGCCTTAAGCTGTCATCTAGCACACCGCTTGCAGCTTCCATATCGGAAATGAACTTGCTTACACGTGCATCCTCAAATGCTAGACCTAAATTGTTAAGGCTTTGTGATAAACGATTGGCGGCTTGCTCATCCTCACTAAATGCTTGTAGCGATGCCTTGCCGAATTGATATACCTGCCGTACAGATAATGCTAGACCAAGTGAACGGCCTAAATCCTTAAACTTATGAGTTAAATCTGCCGATGCCTTCTCAGCTTGCTTAAAGCCTTTATCCTTAAACTCAGAGGCTATATCAATGCGGATATTAGACATTAGGCAGCCTTTCTAACTGTTGAGCGTTGTTTAAATAGTCTAGATGCCTTGTCAATGGCTTTAAAGGTTGCATCTAAAGCCTTGCCATTGTTTTCAGCATAAGCAGCATAAAGCAAGCGACCACGGCCACGCTCAAACTTATCGTATTGCTTCAATGGCCCTACATCGTTCATAGCACCAACAAAGATGCGACCAGCGGCAGGGTTATTAGATGATCCATAATCTTTTGTGCTTTTGTTATGACGATTACCGGCTTGAGGTTTGCCGTAGGGATGCACACGGCCAGAGGTTTCAACAATTGCACCCACAGCTGATTTGTTTAATAATGAATATAAACTAGCAAAGCCTTGACGATTTCTGCGGCTTCTGCCAATAGAATAAGTTAAACCACGGCGTATTACACGGCCATTGTATTTAGGAAACCCACGCTCACGACTTGTACGAGATTTAGCCTCTACGCCGTTATCGTTCCAGCTGTATAGATTGCCGGGTGCTTGACCCGGTACTTTAGCCTTCGCATCATCTGTAACCTCTTTTAGGGCTACACGTATTTCAGCGTTCATTTCCTTCAGCAGGTCAGGCGCAAACTTTTTCAAAGCTTTTTTAAGCTCTGGTACGCCTTCTACCACGACTGGCATTTTCCCGCTCTTTCGCTTGTTGCTTTAATACCTCGTAAAAGGCTTTCAGCAGATCTGTATCCATGTTAATAAACTCGCTAGGCGCAATTCCTGTATGGATGCTCAGCTGAGCGACCCTATACGTAAAGGAATCGCGCGTTAGCCATTTGGGTTATCGTCTGCCACCACATCCACGCTTGCTAGCGTGTCTAGGAAAGCTGCGCCAAACGGCTTAACGTCTGGCGCATCTGCCCGGCGCAAACACTCCCAGGCTAGCCAATAGATATGTTCCTGCTTCTCATCCTCGCGGAAAGCTTTATGAAAGCCTTTGCGAAACTGCTGCTCGAAAGCATACTCCACACCCGGCGTAATCGCGTGTGACGATTTAGTGCCATCTGCCCTTGTGATTATTAGCTTAGCCATGTTGCCCCTTTATTGAATTAGAACGTGCCGGTGTCGGCTACTGTTACTGCTGAGTTTACTGTAAAAGTAATATCCATTGTAGCCATATCGCCTACTGCACCATTGATAGGTGTTAGGTTGTTTACAAGAATATCAAAGCTAAATAGCTTGTTGGTCGCTGATACGGCTGCCACAGAATCCTGCAACATCTTAACTGCAACAGTTGTACCAAAAGCATCTGACAATGTGTCTAGCACAGAGGTAGCTGCCTGGTCGTTTAGGAAAGATACAGTCAGGCTTGCTGACTCTAGACCCTTCACAAACTTATGAGCGGTATCGCCCATAGCGGTTACTTCAAGCTCATCGAAAGCTTGATTTAGGGTTACGCTGGTTACGTGGTCGCTAAGATCGACTGAGTTGATCTTAAGCCCGACCTTGTTATTCAGAGTAATCGCCATGATTATTCCTCGTCTTTCTTAGCGGTTGGTTTTGGTTTTGGTGTTTCTGCGACTGGCTTAATCTGACCTATTTTAATCAGAAACGCCTCGCGCTCTTTGTTATCAGCCATGATTAACTCCAATCGGATAGAACGCTGATTGATACTTCACCGGATAGCAGATCGCCCGCTACTCCGGTCAAGACTGCCGGGGCACTAAATGTGCCTAATGAATAAGCGATGCTGGATGCCTCTAGCTTATTTACTATGTTTAGGTAGTAATCCTCAATGTTGATTAGGTTGCCCTGATTATCAAACATAGGTGCTAATACTACCAACTTAAAGTTTACTTTTGGCTTAACTGTTTTGTAATGGTCGTTAGAAGGCTCAATGTATGGATCGCCAGGCTGCACTACGATTGAGTTAGCTAGGGGAGTGGCAGGTGGAAAAGAGAACACCTGCCACGCCGCATTATCAGCTAGCGCAGTCGCGATGGTTCCACGTAGGGTAGAGATAGCAGACATTACCCGACTTGACCGCCCGGGGCTAGGTGATCCGCAAGCAACCCACGCACGCGAGCCATGAGGGTATTACCCATCCGGTATGGCGAGGGTTGAAAGTCAGGTGAAATACCGCCCGCGTTTGAAGCTTGGCGAGCTTGCCATATATCTACTGCAATCATTAGGGAAGCCTGATTAACTTCAGGCAAAGTTTCATAATCTATATTTGAGGCGGCATAAACACGCCCATAAGGTATTACCTGGTGGTAGGGCTCTGTGACTGCCGTACCTAAATCAAAAGTTATGGAGTGACCATTAACAGCGGTTAGGGTTTTGCTGCCATTAAAATGCTGGCGAACGTTTTCTATTGTGACTGTTTGGCCTACGTAAAATTGGTCGGCTGTTGTTGGTAAAAACACTTTGCCGTAAGACCCAAAACCTTCTAAAGCAACAACAGGCTGATCGTTGAACCAAAGCTTATCTTTGACTATGTTCTCAGCGGCTTGACACACGCTTTCAAGTGTTGCATCTGTGTAGAGGCTGCCAATTCCAAGCGCAGCGCGAAGCTGAGCGACTGTTACGTATATGGCTGGCATTTTTACCTCTCTTTATGTTAGCCCCGGCGCAAGGGCTGTGCGCCGGGGTAACCTTAACGATCTATCTAGTTAGATCAGGACTTGTTGAACCAGTTTGCACCGGCAGCGACTTTGGTAGCAAGTGCGCCAAAGCCATAGTAACCAAGATCCACAGTTCCATCGCTGTTTACGTTGGTACGTAGCTGGAAGCGTGGTGACTCGTACCATGTGTATGCATCTGGATTGATAACTGCCATTGAGTAATCAGCAGTTCCATCTCCACCGGTTCCGGTGAAGTTGCGTGATACGTATAGATCCAAACCTGCAACAGTTCCGCGCAGGCTTTGTGGGCTTACTGATCCACCTGCGTTTTGTGGCTGTGCTGCGTTGTAGATTGGGCGGCCTGAATCGTTGTAACCCATGATGTTAGCCCATTGTTCTGGAGTTACCAATAGGTTGCGAGCGAAGCCCAAAGATGCGGTGTAAACCGCTGCGGCTGCGCTTGAAACGTATGCAAGGATACCGGTGTTTGTGTTTGCTTGTGCTGTTGCGTTTAGAGTACCTGCACCTTGAATTGCAGTAGCAACGTAGCTGTCGGTTTCCTTAGCGTATGCAAACTCCATCTGGCGTACAAGCTCATCAAAAAATGTAGGAGATGAGCGCTCTATTAGCTCTACTGTGGTAATTGAACGGCCCTTGAAAGGCTTTACATTTACTGTAATGTATGAAGCAGTTAGCTGTGTATCTGTGACTGCTTGGTTTTCATCGATCTGATCAACAGTTGGAACAGCGGTAATTTTAGGGATTTCAAAAGTCATACCTGCATCTGGCAAGGTACCGCGTGAAATCGCATCGATAACGCCACGATCAGCATTTGATAGAGGGTTTACTACCTCTGTTAGCTGACGTGTTGGAATCATGCCCGGTGCTGTTGTTGTTTCGTTATCTGCAGCCTTTACGTAAAATGCTGCATCCTCGTCACCGAGGAACTTAGCGCGTAGAGTGTTTTCTAGGTACTTAGCCTTAGTAAACTCTAGGCGTGGCTTTGTGTAAATTGGTGCTGACACAGTTGGGCGAGCAGCCTCTACCGCAGGGGTTTCGACCACAGGCTCAACGGTTGCGGTGTCTGGAGTATTCTCCACGACTGCCTCGCTTTCGTTTTGGTTAGGTGTTTCTACGACTTCATCCTCAGAAGCCGCAACGTTCAGAACCTCAGCACTCTTAAATGCTGCTGCCTGAACAAGACTTGTTTCATATAGCTTGCTTGCTAAAACTTTGATAACTCCACCATCACGCTTGCTATCAATTACTTCAACGCCTACGGATAAGCCGCTGCGTAGTTGCTCTGATGCTTCAATAAGCGCATCGCTGCCGCGTGAGGTGTTAGCTACTTTGAAAGTTGCGTAAATACCTTCATCGGTTTCCTCAAAAGAAACCATACGGCCTAAAGGCTTTTTTGCATCATGCTCTAATAATAGTTTTGGTTTTGGGTTGCTAGGAATCTCAATAGATCCTTTTTCAAATACTACTTTGCCAGCCGAGGTATATCCGATTTCATTACCAAACGGCACGATTTTGCCGGTGATAGTGCGTTCCTCAGCGTTGCAAGTAATATCGTTAGAGAACGTTAGGCGCATCGCTGTCCGATCCATTAGGTGATAGGTTTTCCATTTCCATAGCTTGCTCAACAGTAATCAAACCTAGAGTAAGCATTTTTTCAATGACAGCGAGGCGTTCTAAAGCATTAACAGCTAAGAAAGCATCCTCAACGTCAAACTTAACAATGTTTCCACGCGCAGTAATATCATCCATCGATAAACGATCCTCGATAGCGTGGATGTATGGCGCAAGTGATAATGAAACGAATTGTCTGCGCTCATCTTGAACGTTTGCATAAGTCATGCTGTTGTTCATGTCTGCGCTAATGTAATAAGCTGGCACGTTCATTAAACGCGCTATTTGTGTAGACATGTTTTGAATTAAATCAACATAACCCATGTCTTTAGGTGAATAAGAAGTCGGTACGTAATCCAACGTACTTGTGAGATATGCAGTTGAGCGTTGCGCACGTGCCGACTTCCAAGCAGCAAGTATAGCGTCTACTTCTTCCTTGCTTAAATCTGCGCCTGTGTTTTTTATTACTCCGCTAGGCATTGGAGTTGCAGTTGCTACCGATGTAGCTTTATCTAAATCAATCGCTGCGCGTAATGTTCTGGCACCGCGAGCTAATACGCCTTCATCTAATCCCTGAAATGTAATTAGTGATCCTAGACCACTCATAGGCACTTGCTTGCCATCTACGTAATAACGTGTGATGTATTCGCTTACTGGATCTGTGTCAAATGAAACGCGACCCGGTGCAATCCACTCAAAACGAGCAGGGCGGCCATCATCAAAATAAACTTCAGTAACGCGCCAATACGCAACACCATAAAATAATAAGCTGTCTACAGTCCAAGCAATAGTTACGCTGCGCGGTTGAGCTGTTGAAGGTTGCTCTAACCATAAAGGTTTACCAAGTTTTTCGCCAGTAGTTTTCTTAAATAACTCTAATGGAAAAGTGGCGATTGTGCCCGCTAAAAGGTTTCTGCACCTAGATACGGCGGGAACGCTAATAGCTTCTTCGCGACCTACCGCGGTAACAGCTATTGGTAAAAAGTAATTGAAAGAATCGGTCATTAATTGAGGCGCGTTCTGCGCTTCAATTTTTTGACCACGAAAACGATCTAAAAGACCCATCGGTATATGTT